GTAGATGCTTTACCAGCCAATACTAGGCTAATGTCATAAAGTTCTGCATTATTAAACAATGCATATGCTGACTGTAGTTCGCCATCTGATACTGAAAAATCATCAGTACCACCATCCATAGAATAAGTCAAGGCAGAAGTCAATGCTTTGAATGTTGCACCAGCTGCAACAGAACCCCATGCAGTTGTACCTGTTACACCAGTAGGATGATCCATCCACCAGATGTATTCAGAACGAGAATTAACTACGTTTTTGTAGTAGTTATTCGTGCCATCCGCTTTCTTAGCATCGCTTGCTTTAGAAACGAAAGCAAATTTTTCTAATACAGTTCCTGGAGTGCCAGAGAAAACACCATCTTCGTCAATAACGATAATGTGTAGTTCGTCAACTGGAGTTGTTGGAGATGATGGATTCTCTGCAGCTGCATAAGTTGATGTGTTTGGAGCAGAATCAAATTCAGCTTTGTATGCCCACGCTGCATATGTAGCAGAGTCAGCCATAGAAACTTTTAAAGAGTTACCTGCAGCACCTGGATATTTTGCAGCAAAAGCACCAACAACACCAGCACCATTAATAAAGCTGGTATTGTATGTTTCACCATTGATGATTTTTAAACCAGCAGTAGTAACTGTTGCTGTTGCAAGAGCAGTAGTACCAGATGGAGGAGGAGCAACTGTTACGTTAGGAGCAGATGAATAACCAGTACCAGCAGTACCAACAGTAATACCAGTAATAGATGAAGTAGCAATAGTTACTGTACCAGCAGAAGCACCAGAACCACCACCACCAACTAAAGATGCAGTAACTGTTCCTTTGTAACCAGATCCACCAGTTACAACTGTAATACCAGAAACAGTTAAGTTTGGAGATGTACCGCTAGTTTCTACGGTAAATGTTGCACCAGAACCACCACCACTAGAAGTAATAGTAACAGTAGGAGCAGTTGTATAACCAGTACCAGCAGCAGAAACTGCGATAGCAGTAATTGCGCCACCAGATAAAACTGCAGTTCCAGTTGCTTGGATACCACCAGCATCATTAGGTGCAGCGATAGTTACAGCAGGTGCTGCAGCAGTAGAAACATACCCAGACCCAGCAGTACCGACTGTAAATGAAGAAATACCACCAGTTTTGACACCAACTGCATTCAATGCTCCAGTGTCAGCACGAACTAGTAATAAGTTGTTTGTATAAGATAGGAAGTTTGCAGCTGTGAAAAAAGAATTAAAATTGCTATCATTTGGTTTACCGAAGCGACGAACTAAATCGTTTTCCGAACTAACGGTAACAGGCTCCAAAGTTGGACCCCATGGGAATGCTCCAGCAAAAGCACCAATAGATGATGATACAGCTGGAACGATAGAAGTGAAATCTTTTTCTACGACTGCAACGCCTGGAGATAGTTGAAACGGCATTGTATTTCTCCTTGTTAATAAGTTTACCTAGACAATTCTATGTCTACATGTTTATTTAGTTTTTACACGATTTCTCAAAAGTTTAATGGAGCCTTCTCAGGTTGCCCATCGTCATAGAACCCGAATGGTGTTAATTCTTCTTCGATCGCTAACATTTGTTTAGCGTACATTATATTTCGTAGATTAACATTATTTAGGTCTTTGAAATACGAGTTAGTAGTTAACCATCCGAACAAAACCAGAGGCATTACTAAATCATCGTGATACCCTTCATCGGCTTCATAAGATCCTTTTTTCTCGATAAAGGTCGAGATTTCAGAAATCGTATCAGCATCATTTATAATAAGTTTGTTTTCTTCAACGAGTGCCTTAAAATTATGACACCCAATTCGTTTAATCTTTTTGTCGGTATTGACACCTAATTGTGTTTTACCACCACCAAAACCACCTGAGACAGTCTGCCCCATAGCGTGTCTTGTAACCATCAATATATTTTCATATTCCATTTCAGAGTATAGGATGTGAGCAACCTGTTCTGAGATGTTAATTTCCAATAATACCCATGCTTGGTTATACTCTTTTCCAACTTTGTAAATTATGTTTGGATAGAGCAAAGGACTAATCTCATTGTTACGATATTTGGCAACGATTCTATATGGAACCTCTGTAATATCAATAACTTGGAATGCTGAATAATCCCCACCAACACCTTTTGCCACATCACAGACCATACAATAAGTATGACCAGCCTGTGGGTTTACATATACATCCAATCCATCTTTCTGGTGGATGATAGTATCTGGACTCATTCTAGAAATTGCATCTGCACGAACTAGAGTAAGAGAAGAACCTAAGAAGTTACAAAGAACTTCTTGCGTAAATTTAAGTTCACCAAGTTGGGCTTTTTGTTCTGCAGCCCATGCTTCATCACGACCTGGAATTTCCCAGTATGGTATGAATAGATTAACAAATCCATTTCTACCTTTTTCAGCATCCGTCCAAAACTTCCAGAAATGGTTATAACCAAGTGGAGTTGATGATAGCAGAATCTTAGTAGTTTGACCAGCGGAAATCGTTGGGTAAACTGACGTAAAGAATTCTTCTGCCACGTTGTTTGGAATAATCGCTGCTTCGTCAACATACAACATGTTTACTGACTTACCACGAATACCAGACTTACCTGTCGCTGCAGTAAATACTTTTGAACCATTCTCTAGTTCAATATCACCCTTGTTCCAAGTAGTGACACCTTGTTGCATCCACTTTGGTAGCAACTCATACATTGTTTGATAACGATCTAAAACCTCACGTGCAGCAGTCGCTTTGTTCGCAAGGATAGCCACAGTTTTGTTGGCTTGAAAAATCGTATACCAAAGAATGTAGGCTGCAGAGGTAGTCGTCTTACCTTGCTGACGACCTTCCATAAGGATAACCCTACGATTATTATGGATTACGTTTACTTTGTTCTTCTGGCAGTCATACAATTTAAACAACTGAAGACCATGATCCAGCGTAACAATGTAGCAATAAGTTTCAATAAAGTATAGCGGATCTGCCGCACACTTCATGTACTCTTTTACATTATCAGGTGTAAAGTCAACAGTAACTCCAGCTGCTTTTAAGTTGGAGTTTGAATTATAAATTTCAGCCATAATTAAAATCCGTCCAGCCAACTCTCCGTATCAACAGTTGCAGTAACGACATCACCTTCTGCTGTATAAAGTCTATTTGGACTACTAAAATCTTCATTGGTGCCAACATTGGCATTGACAGTATCAATAACATTCTGTCCAGCAATTGGTCCAAACAGATTGGTCTTCATTTGGAAAGATAAAGTATGAGTAACAAATCTACGAGTTTGGAAATCACCATCGTATTCATCTGATACGGATACACTATTTAGAACAATAGGAACATCTACCTTTACATTCATATCTGGCACAACATTAACTGTCAGTGTATATTCAGGTGTAAATGTTGGAAGAATTTGTTCAAGAATCTGTAAACCATCTTCTTGAGTTTTAGTGAGAATGTATAGTGATACGTCAATGTTATAAGGAACAGGAGTGTACATTGTAGAAACAGAACCTGAACCATCACCACATTTAATTTGTTGCATACGATTCACTTTACGTGAAGGATCGTAGTTGTAACCAATAATCTCAAAGGACATTCTTGGTAGTGAAACGTAAGTATTGTTTTCTAGATTTGGATCTTGATCTAAACGAACCAACCATTTTTCTTTTGGAGCATATGCAAGAGGGACTTGTAATCGTTGAATAACATTACCAGTTACGGAATCTCCTTCACGACGATCAATATAAATGTCACTGAATAAAGTGCCAAATCCTACGATGCACTTACGAATGATTCCGTGGTAGTATACGTTATTGTTTAACATTAGTAGCCAAACCTTGCTTTATGAGTTGCGTGTAATGCTTGAATGGTTGCCAAATCTAATACACCATTATATACTTTAATAAATGCAATATTACCTGATTGAACTTCAGAACCAGATGAACGACTGAATAATCTTAATTGATTGAAACCACCACCACCAGCATTGGTTGCTGTGAATGCTGCAGCTGATGGAGCAGTGCTAGTAGAAGTATATAACTTACCAGTGTTTGTAGTTGTATCCCAAGTCGCCCAATCTAAATGCCAAACTGTATCAGCACCAGTTGATGGTAGGTTTACAGAAAAGTTAGGATAGAAAGTATTTGGATTGCCATTAT